CGATATTGCCAGTATCGGCTTTTTTTAGTTCTGAAAGAATTACATAATAACTATATCTTTTAGGTTGGGATTTTTCAAATTCGTCCAAGCTTTCGTAAATGTAAATTTTTTCTTTTTTATTCCAGTCGCCCAATCTGTTCCATCTGTCGCCACAGCACGGACAGTCGAGTCCTTCCTCAACTCCATTAAAATAAACTTCTTTCGGGATAATTTCCTTATCTTCTACGGCAAGACTTACATAACCGTTTGAGCTAAACCCTTCTCGTTTCACGGGTAGTATCAACATATTATCCTTATATGTTTTTCTTATTTCTCTGAAATACCCGCCACTGTTATTCTGCCAGTACACATACATTTCCTTTATCTGCATTTAAATCACATCCTTTCCATCTTTGTAAAGTTCATCCAGGATCATATAGTAATCCTCTTCTGTTTCGTAGTAAATTCCTTCAATTTCAGGCATTTAAATCACCTCCTTTCAGTCCCATTTTGATTCTTTGAAGTACATGTATGTGATGGCACCTAGTAATATCCATAGAGCATGTACTACTACTTTAACGACAATATCATCAGCAAACGATTTTGATTGATTCAGGATAAGTGCAATTACAAATATCACATACCACACGAGGGCTTTTTCGGTTTTAGTTGTCATTTTTAATCATCCTCCCATTTTGCCAGTTCTTCCAACTCTCCAGATTCATTGTTGCAGTTCTCACACCAATAACCTCTATCTGTAGTTTCATCAATACAATTTATTACTTCCTCGTATTTATCCAGTTTGCAGTTGTGATAATTTATTGTTTCAATAACTGTTATGTTATCCTTACTCCCACATTTTTTACATTTCCAGCTCATTTTTTATTCACCTCCTTTTTTAATCATATCCATTGCTATATTATTTGCCAGCGAATGTACTAATTTTGTTACGTCGTCCCCGTTCACGATTATGACAGGGAAGTTCCCATATTTCATGTAGTGCTCCACAGCTTCTTTCGGAATGTGGTAGTCCCATCCGCCCCTTGGTCTTGAGGGGGTAGGTGGTACTGTCTGAATTGCTGTTCCGAATTTAAAGTTTTTCTTCTGCAGTCCCATTCTTACCATCTGTATTGATTTATTGATAAATTCAGAGCATTCTTTTACGGTTAGAGTATTGTTTTTCATATTTCCAAGATCCTTTCGTTTCGATTTTCATCCTTTCAGGGTATAATATTTCTGAAAGGAGGTGTTTTTGTTATGGAACAAATAGAACGGTTAATTCTGAAATCCTGTATTTCGGGTAAACCTGAATATTTCGTGTACCCCGTTGATAAATTCCCTGAAGTTAATTTTGTTGAGCTCCTCAGGGACATGGAATCCGAAGGAATGGTTATAATCAACGGAAAACCTGCAGTAGGTGCATGCAATATTCAGATTACTGATTACGGTCTTGATTTTCTGAAATAACGGAGTTTTATTAACCTCACTACCTCTCTTATAATCCCAAAAATATTAGGGGTAGTGTATAAGTTACCGTCCTCAATGTATTTCCCGTCTATTAGAAACTTTACATCCTTAATGTTTCCAAATATGTCGATGTAGAATGTCACTACATATTGTTTACCATCCTTCTCCATACAGATGTCCTTCCTGCTGACATCCGCTCCGAATAAAGTTATTTTCATGGGATCACCTCACTTTCTTTAAAACTGTAAATTCTACAATTGAATAGATTGATAACGTTCAGTAGAATTTGACACCAGGATCTGATCAATCTGTAAGACTGCATCTTTATCATCAATGTTCAAATCCTTGATTTCTTCCATTATTTTCTCAACCTTTTCGAGTATTTTTTCCATTCCTTTCATCACCTCACTTTTTTAAACTGTAAATTCTACTCTTTGTGCTATAATTTATTTGCCAAAACAACTTATAACAGAAAGGAGGTGCAGTATTATGGTAGCTCATGAAGAAAAAGCTAACAATCCTAACGATTTTGAATCTTTAACAGCTTCTCAAAAAGAAATTCTGCTAGACTGGTGCGATTTAATAGGTAAGATTTCAACTATTAATAAAAAGCATTCGTCATACGGTTTAAAACACATTTTTGAAAAATCTAAAAACGGATTCTATGTTACAAACGGAATGTTTAAAGGAGCAATGTTGAAGCTCGGATATGAACATGAATTATGTCATCCTACTAGCCCTAACTGGTACTTTAATATTTCCGAAAAAGGTATTAAATTTTTAATCCATCAGAATGAATTAAATAAAAACATTTAATTCTACAGTTTCACATTCCCATAATTCATATGCGATTACACCAAAACTATTTAGATAATCTTTTAGATAAGATTTTCCAGTTTTTCCTTGCACTCCTGTTATAATTATGGGAATGTTCCTTTTTATGGCATTTATGATTTTTTCTTTCTGTTCATCAGACAGGTATTCAGGAAGTTTAAAATTTTTTGGTAGTCGTCTGGGGGTATTTCCATTACTCATATTTTTTATTCCGCCTCACTTTCTTCAATGTTGGATTCCTGGTCTGGGTTAAAAAGATTTACAGATCTTTTTCCAGAACAATCAGCAGATAATTATCAGGAAGTTTTACGGGTGACTTGTCATCCGTATACTTTCTTAATATTTTTGCATCAAAGCCGGCATAAATTCCGCAGTCATATACTTTCACATTTTCCGACTCCTCGATTTTTTCAATTATTTCTTTCTTATCCATTTCTTTAATCACCTTTTTTCCTGTTTAATTAATTTTCGTATTTTCCGAAAGAAGATTTTAAAAAAAATATTTCAAATATATCTTTTTTGTCAATTTTTAGTAAACTCACAATTTTTAAAATCTCGCTCCTACTAAATTCAGCTTTATTATTTAATTTAGCACTTAAAGTAGAACCTGCCATGCCTAATTTAGAGCAGAAATTTAATTCGGTTCCAAATACTTCTTTTATTTTACCTCTTAATTTACTGTTATCAAATTCCATCAAATCCACCTCTTTTCTTTTCGTATTTTACGAAATAATTATAACCTAAGTTTTTTTGAAAGTCAAGAACTTTTTTCGGTATTTACGATTTTTTTTTATTTTATTTGATTTTTTGTTGTAATTTCCGAAAAAATGAGGTATACTATTAATACCAAAATTAAAGGAGAAATAATTATGTCAAATAAAGAAAATATCGTTGATTTTGGGACGCGTTTAAAAGAAGCCCTAAAAAGAAATCAAATGAGTCAATCAAAACTTTCTGAGCTTACAGGTATTAGTAACGCGGCTATCAGCGAATATATATCAGGAAAATACGAACCTAGTAGAAGTCGAATATCTGAATTTTCAGACATATTAAAAGTAAATGAAGTGTGGCTAATGGGATATGACGTCCCAATGGAAAAAGAAGCATTGAAAAAAGAAGCTCAAAAATTAAAAACGGATGAGATTGTTCTCACATCTGAACAGGAGGCAGAGCTACAGTACATCATTGAGCACAATATGCTGTTTTTCAAACGAAATAAAATGGATGAGGATGATGCTAAGAAACTGGCTGATATTTTAAGAGAGTTCTATATCGAAACATTAGAGCAGAAATAAAATTTTGACGGGAGAGAAGAAGATCAATGAAGAAAAAGGAAATTTTTGAACTTGCCAAAAAGCTTGCAACGGAATACCGCTCCGACCCGAAAAGATTGGCGAAAGAACTCGGAATTGTGGTGAAATATCGTTCTTTTAACAATCATTCGGGAAGCTGCATAAGAATGAACGGTAAACAGCTAATAGTAATCAATAGCAAAATGTCCGAATTAAAACAGCTATTTGTTTTGGCACATGAAATTGCCCATCTTTTATTGCACCCTTACGAGGCTATTATTATAAGATATTTCAGTTTTTCTGAATCGAAAATAGAATTTGAAGCTAATTATTTTGCAGTGGTGTTTTTCAGTGAGTCAGAAATAGAATTTGAAGAAGACGAAGAAATAAAACAGTTAGTCAACAACATTATAATATAAAGGAGTGATTTTAAAATGGCAAAGAAAATTGTCGGAGAAGACGGAAAAGTATACTATGAAAGGAAACCGATTTATAAAAGATGGTGGTTTATCCTGCTAGTTATTTTAATTATCATAGGGATTATAGGCAGCAGAGGAAGTAAAAATGAAAATGGCTCTTCAAGTGTAAAAACAGCAGGATCAAAAAAGGAAGAAGTTAAAACTTTTAAAATAGGAGACATAGTCAATACTAAAAACATAGAACTTACTGTAAATGACATATCATCTGCTAAAAAAGTTACTGACGACAGCGGTTATCTTGAATACAAACCTGACGGAGAAGACAACAGATTCATAATTCTGCATGTTACGATTAAGAATATAGCTAAGGAAATGATTTCCCTTGATTCAAGTAGTTTTCAACTATATTCAGGCGATGTTCAGTATTCACCTACTATGATTATAGTCAAAGATGGATTAAACCTCGATGGAATTAATCCAGGAGTGCAGATTAAAAGAAGGATATTCTTCGATGTACCTAAGGATGTGGCGGATGCTAAAAACTTAAAATTAAAATTAGGAAGCAGTATATTTTCTCAAACAGGTGGACATCTTGAAATAGATCTTTCAAAATAACCAAAAAAGGCCCTGCGACCAACAGGACCTTGAAAATATGTGTGATATACACGACATACTCCAACCAGTATTAAGTATATCACACAA